GTGAGGGCTATGTTACATGGCGGGTGCCGCTTTCCAGCGGTGGTACCCCTCCTACTACGCGAGTAGAAAGAGTCACACACCATGTATTAACCCTCACCGGGTGCGCTGTGTGGGATTGCTCTCTCCGAGCAGTCTTATTTTCCGTATAGCTCATCGTATTTCTAGGAGGAGTTCCCGTGTCGTTCATCCGCTCTCGTGGAGGACCTATTACTAGGGCTTCCGGTCGGCTCCGTTATGTTGGAGCCGGCGGCGAGGATGGATTTACTCCATGGGAACCGTACTCGTTCGTGTTTACAAACAGCGAACAGATCGTTACACAGAACAATCCCTATTATGGGGGTCGCTATGTTAACGGTGGGGTTTTCCGTCTGACACGAAACATTGTGTCAGATACACCTGTCTATGTAAAAACTAGTCAGATGGAAGGAACAGCTATCGGCGGAACTGCTACAGTTCCGTGGACTAGCATTAAATCCCAGTACGTAGTGCCGTCGGATAGCACGCTTACTACATCCGGTACAACCGGATTTAAGCAAACGATTCCGACGACGCCGGCCTTCGACCTTATGTCCGCCTTAGGCGAACTACGGTTTGGTGGCCTTCCTAGAACTCCTGCGCTCTGGCGTGAGGGTACACTGTCAGCGAAAAACGCTGGCAGCGACTATCTCAACGCTGAGTTTGGATGGGTTCCGTTGGTAAACGACATGCGCAAGTTTGCGAGTGCCGTGAATGAATCCGATAAAATCGTCAATGCTTACAAGCAAGACGCAAATCGGTTTCTCCATCGGACATACGAGTGGCCCGAAGTTCGCACAAGCCAGTTGGTGACCAGAAGGTTCACCGTACAGCCTGCGAAAGCCGGGTTCATGCAGGGAGGTGTTTACGAACGAGTCACTTTCAAAAAGTGGTTCGAGGCAACATATAAGTACTATTTGCCCGTAGGTAATTCCCAAGGCGAGCAGATCGCTCGTTATGGTTCCTACGCACGTAAACTACTCGGCGTTGGGTTCAATCCCGAAGCCGTGTGGAATTTAGCTCCCTGGAGCTGGGCCACCGATTGGTTTCTAAATACTGGAGACATAGTCTCCAATATAGGAAACCTCGGGGTGGATGGTGTGGTGGCGGATGGTGCATACATCATGCAACATTCGCAGTACTTTTACCAATTATTTGGCCGTCTTGAAAACGGCCAAGGTGATACCAGTACTGTGCAAACTATCGAATCTAAGATTCGATTACCTGCAACACCTTACGGATTCGGCGTAACTTATAATGGACTAAGTCCAAAGAAAGTCGCCGTTATTGCTGCTCTTGGCATGTCCAGGTGGTAGCAACGCGGGCTACGGAAAAGCTCCGTAGTTTATACACCCACGTCTGAGCTAAGCTCAGTCCCTCAAGAAAGAGATGCCTCACAATGGCTTTTGCCGATCCTCAGTCCGTTACGATCAACGCGATTGCGTATCCGATGCCGCGTACGGGAACTGGTCCCACTTCTGGGACGTTCACACACGCGGATAAGGTTACGAAGCTCTCGATCTCTCACCGTAATGGTAAGAACCGAGACAACCGCCTGATCCGTCTGGACCACTCCAAGGTCGGGCCCGATCCTGTTACTTCGGAAGGGACCCGATTCGAGTCAGCCGTCTGGCTGGTGGTCGATGCTCCTGAGGTGGGTTACACCATCGTGGAGCTGAAGCAGATCGTGGATGGCTTTCTTGCCATGCTCACTGCTTCGAGTGGTGCCAAGATCACCCAGCTTCTGGGTGGCGAGAACTAAGAGGGGCGCTTTGCGCCCCTCTCGGTGGCTCAAGAACCTGATCGAGTTTTTACTCTTTCTTTTCTTGGGCTGGTTCGTCGTTTGCATGTGGTTCTTCTTGCTTTCTCCAAGCCTTATTGGGCTAGAGAGTGCGAGTTAGAACCGCTGCAAGCTTCTTGGCAGCTGAGGAGACGAGGCTATGGATACAATACACCTCTGTTAGGAGGGATTGTTATAAATCGCCTTACGTCTCTTTGGAGAGAACTAGCCAATGAAACGGCTAGTTGGTGCCACACAAGCGCTACTGACGACTACAACAAGCTCGTCAGGCGAGTCGATTCTGAAGGTGATTCGTTTCTTACGATCACGTTACCCCAATATGCTCGAGACCTGGAACGGTCTCTTGAATTGGGCTTCATTGCTCCCTCGTCCTTCCAAGGTTTCACTAGGAAGGGGGGTCTCCCTTTATTCTTAAAGGGTTTCCTGGAGCAGATCTTCGACTCTAGTGGGTGCTTACTCGAGAATCCTAGCATAGATTGCATCTTAACGATTCGCCAGCTAACGCTGGTCTTCGGAAAGATAGAACTCGACTGTACTCCGTACAGACGTGATCTCGCCTTTGCTAAGTATCTCGAGTGTGAAAGAGATTTGGAACGTGCAGAGTTGAGTATTCCTGAGGAATTGCTTCCCCGGTTCCAACGGACTGCACGCTTTCTTTGGACAGAGGCATTCCAATGCCTCGATGAGGATGTGCATTCGCACAGCCTCATCCCAAAGCACGGGCCAGGCGCCACAGCTGATAGATTGAAGGGAAACCTAAAATTCAATCAGCGGGAGTGGCCTCTGCGTCTTGAGCGCATTGCTCCTTATGGAGATTACGCTCTCGCTTCTTGGCGTTTGCACGACCAAGAAGACCCGCCCAAATTTCTTGAACTCGGTGCAGAGCGACCTGTAAAGGTCATCTCCGTACCTAAAACGCTCAAGACTCGTCGAATCATCGCCATCGAACCAACCTGTATGCAATATGCACAACAGGCCTGCTCCCAACGCCTCGTAGAGGTGCTGGAGAAGGGTTTGTGTCGTCACCCATTGGGTGGTGGTCACAAATTTGGCTACCGGGGATTCGTCGGATTCGAAGTACAGGAGGAAAATAGACTCCTGGCTCTCGAAGGCAGCATCAATGGCAGCCTCGCTACGCTCGATCTGAGCGAAGCGTCCGATAGGGTCTTGAATCGGCATGTAGAACTCCTTTTTGACGGATTTCCTCACTTAAGTGAGTACGTTCAAGCAAGCAGGAGTTTGAAGGCCGTTGTACCTGCGCATTTTAACGTTCCAGAACAAACAGTGGAACTGCGCAAGTTCGCGTCTATGGGTTCTGCTCTAACTTTTCCCGTTGAAGCTCTGGTGTTTTGCACCATCATCTTCACCGCGATCAGCGATGAGCTAGGTATCCCACTTACACGGGAGGTAGTAAACTCCTTTCGTGGTAAAGTGCGTGTCTACGGTGACGATATAATCGTCCCCGTAGAATATGTGGATGTAGTGATCCGATACCTCGAGGCCTTCGGCCTAAAGGTGAACTCGGACAAGAGCTTCTGGAATGGCAAATTCCGGGAGTCTTGCGGTGGGGACTACTACGACGGCGAATGGGTTACACCCATTCGCTTTAGGCGTATGTTCCCTCGTACACTACGTGACGCTGATGAGATGGTATCTCTGTGCGCCTTTCGTAACCGTCTTTACTCATTCGGTTACTGGAGAACCGCAAAGTATATCGATGATGAGTATCTTCGTCCCTTAACAAGGGGCGACTACAACATCGTCGACGAAACCTGTGCGGATATAGGCCGTCACTCCGTTTTTGCCTACCGGCAACAAGGGATTGATCCTATACTTCACACACCTATGGTTAGGGGTGTGAGGGTCCGGAGAACCATTCCAGTTTCGATGCTGGATGGGCCCGGTGCTCTGCTAAAGTTCTTCCTCAAACAGAGCGAAGAACCCTCCCAAGATGAAAAACACTTGGAGCGTCAAGGACGAACTCTCGTGTCCGGCACCAAACGAGGGTGGATTAGGCCGTATTAAACGGCCTACACGGTACCGCTGTTGCGCATGCGCAATGGTTGCACAGACGTAGTTTGTGTACCGTGGGATGATAAGTGCGGGGAAACCCGTCGCTTATCTGGGAGAGGC